GGGTACACGGCGAATTTTCTTTTCGCGGCTGCTTTACCTCTTGGACATAGTTTTGTCATAATTAAGCCTTCGCTGTTTGTTTTGCTCTTTTAAAGTCAGATGCTTTTGGTGCACCTTTATCACCTTTTTTTCGCATCTTCTTACCACTTTTTCTTTTGGCGTGGATGTTTGCGTATAGACCTTTACCCATTACGCTTTCTTTCCACCTTTTTGTTTCATCATTGCTTTTTTAATAGCTTCACCTCTTTTTTTCTCATAAGGTGTTATCACGCCATCACCAGCTCCGAATTTTTTACCATTACCATTTTTTGAACCTTTGGAATACATTTTTCTTGTCATTCCTCCGCCCATTTTCTTCATACGTCCGCCGCCCATAGCACCACGTCTATTTGCAACTTGTTTGTTAAATCTAGGGTTTGCCATTATTTTTTTCCTCCGTTCCTAAATATCTGTGTTCCCTTTATACCAAAAATACTCGCCACGACAAGGATCCACAGGTTTGTAAACCATGACGGTAGTGTGGAGAAATACTCAAAAAACAATTTGACCTTCTCCATCGCTGTTGGGTCGTCCGATAGGACTGCCCAGGCCAATACTATAATCGGAGCCGATAAAATTATCAACACAAATTCGTCTTTCCAGTCCGATTGTCTCGCTTCAAGAAGTTTACCCTGGTAAGCTTCCTCACCTCGGGCCATCTTTTCTGCATGCATCAACTGTGCATCAGACATAGCCATCTTAGTTTTCTGGCGATTAGAATAAATTTTAGCGCCAGCTTGCAATGCAATCTTTGCTAAACCAAACCAAGCCATATTAATACCACTTAGCTTTTCTTTTTTTCTCTGCTAAGATGTTTCCTTGACCTTGAACTTCTTGTTCTTGTGTTTCGTCAGGTTTTGACATCTCTATCTCAACCCCACCTTTCAAGTAACCATCTTTATCTGTAAACTGTTCTTCATTTACATGTTTTCCAGTTGTTTTTGCCATGTTAGCTCCTTTTCTTTTTTATTCCGGCTTGCGAAAGTGCAATCGCAATAGCTTGTTTACGACTTTTCACTTTTTTATCGCTTCCGCCGATGTTGAGTTTACCTTTTTTAAACTCCTTCATCACTTTTTTAACCTTTTTTTCTTTTTTTGTCGACATTTTTACTCCTCTTTCTTAATTATCACGCTTCCAGCGCCCATGTCTTTGGCATTTGGTAGTGTTTTTGATAATATTGTCTTTTCAATCGAAGTATTTGCTCTTAATTTTGCTAATTCTTCGTTTTGATCAAGTTTTTCGTCTTGATTTTGTTGATTCATCATCGCTCTCATCTTATCTAGGTTAATTCTTTCCTCTCCTTCTTGTTTTTTTCTAGCATTTTCTTGTGCTTGAAGGTCTAATTCTCTAGATCTTAGTTTTGCAATAGGGTCATTGTCAAATTGAGAAGTAATTTTCTTCTCTTCTTTCATAAATTCACCCATCATGTCAGCTATTAGTTGAGCTTTTCTTGCTTCTATTTTTTCAGAAGTCATTCTAATTTGATTTTGTATATTTGGATCCATCATAGCTTGTGGATTTTGTTGCATCATCATAAGTTGCTGCATTTCATTTCTAAATTCTATCTCAACTTGTTCTTGAGCCATTAAAGAAATATGCTCAAAACAATTTTTTTCTAATGCAGCCATAACGATCGGTGCATTTCTAGCCATGTTAGTAGCCATAAAATTTAAGTGAGCAGTAATGTGAGCCCGATGATCCTGTCCTGGAAACGCTTGGAACGGTTTCCCTGCGAGAGCATCAATGTGCTCTATCGCAGGGTCCTTTGGTATCGGTGGTTGTGGACGAACTAAAATCTTATCAATATTTTTTACACCTAATGCTTCGTACATATTTCTATATGCATTATACAAATTATGTATTTGTGGGTTAGACGTTGCCAGTTGCAGTTCAGACTGTGCCAGCGAGATACGCTGTGTTTGAGAAAATATGTTTGGATCTGCAACCGGCAATATATCTACTCTGTCATCAAAGTCTTGTTGTTTAATCATTCTTTGACCACCAACGACATCGTAAGGATATTCGTTAGGTAGATATAATTTAAAAACTCTTGCCATAATTTTAAATTCTTTTTTCAAAGAAGCATAAATTCTTTTGTGAATTGCAGACATTGTTCTGCTGCCTCTTTCTAGCAATGCTACGGTCGTACCCACAGCTGCTTGTTGATTACCCTCACCTACTTGCAGATCTGCTATTGAAGCGAATCGTTGACCTGCTTGTACTACGACGCCCATAAGTGCTAACAAAGTTTGTGATGGTTCCT